CCTGATTATCGTATTCAGAAGTGGAATAATCACAATGGTTACAAAGATATGTACCTATGTGATAACTTTATGCAGTTCAAAACTGCAATTGATGATTTTGAATACACCAAGTGGTTAGACCCCGCTGGAGTTCCATGTTATATTAAGGAGGACTAATGGATTTACCAATCGATGATAAAGAACTAGAAGTCATTATTGAATCTGTATCTGATGTAGACACAGAATTGACTCGTAAATTAAGATTGATACAGGAAGTCAGAGATGAGAATCCTGGCGGGCCTTATAAAAAAATACTTCGTGAAAAACACGGAATGGTGATATAATGAAAATAGATAAACATTATGATCCTACAGATGATCTTGAAAAAGAACTTCTACAGGAACTTGACGGTATCGCAAGACAGTTAAATGGTAAGATTACATACAGTACCTATGGTAACAGTATGGGTAGATCTTCCAAAACTGTAACTATTGAATACGACATTACAGAATAGTATGGATTTTTTAAAAGAAATAGTAAAAGAGATTGGTGATGAGTACACCCAAATTGCAGCAGACATAGATGAAACAGAACGATTCATCGACACAGGATCATACATCTTTAATGCAGTGGTTAGCGGTTCCATTTATGGTGGTGTTTCTAGTAATAAGATTACTGCCATCGCTGGTGAAAGCTCTACTGGAAAGACTTACTTTGCCCTTGCTGTTGTCAAGAACTTTTTGGACACTAACCCTGATGGGTATTGCCTCTATTTTGATACTGAAGCTGCAATCACCAAGGGATTACTTGCATCTCGTGGAATTGATCAAGAGCGACTTGTTGTTGTCAATGTCGTTACCATAGAGGAGTTTAGAAGTAAAGCTCTACGTGCAGTTGATATATATCTAAAGACATCTGAAGAGGATCGCAAACCTTGTATGTT